CAGTCAATGCTAAGTTTCTACAAACCTCACCTGTTGGTGGTAAGTAAATTTGTGTATTGTTTACAGTATCTCTTGTTAAAATCCAAGGATAGTAAGTTGCGGTATAGTTAGAGTCGATACCTGTGTTATCCAAGTTGTCAACCGCTTCTTGTGAGTAGATAATATCCAAAGAGCTTGTCGCATCTGGTGTATACATTTGATAGTCAGGAGTAGTACAGATATAAACTGAATCTGCTCTTGAGTATTGTACCATGTCAATCGCCTCTTCCACAAGGTTAGAGTTGTTAACATAATCGATACTTGCAGTTGCAAATATGTTAATGTTTGTTGCTTCAGGGTTAGCGAACGTTAAGATACCAAGTAAGTATGCGTAGTAGTCAGTGTTTGCAAAATCCTGAGTATTGTTTTGAACAACAATTCTCTTAAACATACCGTCACCTGTTGCGGTTGGATATCTTGAAGATGGTGCAAAACCTGCTAAGAAACCTGATGCCCCCAATTGGAATCTGTCCTCGTTAGTTCTCCACTCTCTGTAGATATCCCAACCATCAAATCCACCCGCGAAACACACAGTGTACTTTCTTGAGTAAATGAAGTAGTATGGGTTTTCTTGAGTTGCAGGGTCTTCTCTAAAGTCTGCAACACCACATTCAAATGCCGTTTGACCACTTGACATTGAAGTGTTTGATATTGTTACAACCGTTGCACCTGAGTCCATGTGGAAACCTTTACTTAATACGTTCCATTTAGTTGAATCAGTTGCTAATGTCCAATTTGATTGTGGGTTTTGTTTTCCTTTATAAGTTAAGAATGATTCGTCAATACCATATTGTGTTGAGAAACCTAAATAAGTTCTTCTTACAATATCACCACCAGATTCAACAGTGTTAGAACCTCCTGTTGGAGTACCAAAAGGTGGGTTAGCAATAACTTCACCTGGATAATCATATTTAGTTTTAAACTTAGGATATGGTGATGGATAAATTGAAACATCTTCATACTCTCTTTGAGTGTAACCGTAGAATCCACAAGGGATTGCATCGATTGGTGCTTCGTCAGCCATTTCAATCATAATATATTTTGAAATCAAAGCGTATTCTCCATCTGAAGAACCAATCTTTTTAGCGATAAAGTTATTCGACGCTGGGTCTAAATTACAATTAGTATATTTTTCAATTACGATAGGATTTGCATCTGTATCAAAGAAATTTCTAACAAACACATCAAAAGACATGTTATTAAATGACAAGTTTGCAATTGAAACTTTAATTTCAGTGTTTGCAGAATCACCATCAGAAATTGATATAAATTTAAATAAGTTATAAACTTTATTACCTCTCAATTCTGAAACCAAAAATGGTGTCTCAGGTGATTGGTATCTTTCCAAATTCCAAGCAATTGACTGACTTGATTGACTTCTTGCGTCAGGTAATGCAATTAAAGTTGAATTTAAACCTCTAATATAACCTTGGTTATAAGCGTAATTCAAACTACCTTGATATGCTTCTTCAACATAAACAGGTACTTCAAATCTTGATTTTCCAAAATTATCAACACCTAAAACTTTAGTTATATATTTTGAAGATGATGCTAATAATGAAGTCTCAAAAGAGAAGGTGTCATTATCTCTTGTAACACCTGATAATAAGAAAGTAGCATATGGTGATGAAGTAATACCTGAGTATTGACCTGTACTTACCAATTGTAAATCGGTAAGACCACTTACTTGATAAACAGGACCGTGGTTTTCACTTGTAGAACTATTACTATATAATGAAATACCTCTTGAACGAAGTGTTCCAACTACCATGTTATTGAACTCTGTATATGCAGTTCCTGTGAATGTATAAGTCTCACCACTTATTGTTCCTGTGTAAACTCCTGTACCACCAGTAACTAAATTACTAACAACATAGTAGAATGAATATCCTGTGTAAGCATTTCCTGAAGAAATATCAAAGTTAGCGTAAAACCATGGGTCATTTGCTGATGAAGATAAATCATTATCGTCAAATGTATTAACACAATTGTAAGGGTCAGTAACCGCAGAGTATGTGGTAACTAAACTGTCGTAATCTGTATTAGGTATTGCACCATACACAACCGAAGTTGTTGCTGACAATGATGGTGTATCAATTATACCACCTAAGTAAGCGTTAAAGTCGGTTTGTAGTGTTGATGTAGAACCGTCATTTAATCTATATTGTGTATTTAAATTAGCCTGAACTTGTGCAGGTAATGAGGAAGTAAATTCAACAGTACTTCCTGATGAGTATCCTGTAAATGTTGCGGTGAAAGTTGTGGCGTTTGATGGGTCACCAATTGTTGTTGGGTCAACATTTGCAATTAATGATAAACTCCAAGATGGACCCGCATCATAACCTGACAATCCTAAGATTCTTGTAACAAACAATTGGTTTGATTGTTGCAAGTATGATTTAGCAATGTATGCCGCCTCATATTTTGGGATTTGAGTGTTATAAAATTTAACGGGTTCAGTTCCACCAAAATATGCTTGGAACTCGTCGTAGTTAGTTATGAATACTGGTTCGAATGCTGGACCTCTTAAAGTTTCTCCAACAAGACCTAAAGTTGTTACCCCAACACTTTGGGCTACGAATGATAGGTCGGTCTCAGATGTGTATACGCCTGGTGAAACGAATACTTTTTGATTTGCTTGTGCTGTTGCCATTATTAAATTATTCTGTTACAGATTTATTTTATTGATAAATATTCGACTTTTGATGAAAAAACTTCTGCCTTTTTTCTACCCATTAAAACAAAGAAAGAAATAAAGAATATCAAAATATCCCCTGAATCACACGATATCTTAAAAAAGTACTGTGATAAGCGTGGAATTAAGATTTATAAATTTTTAGAGAATTTAATCTTTGAAAAGTGTAAAGAGAAGAAAGATATTTATGGGGAAGATTAAACTAACTTGTTTTCGTATGTTATAAGTGAGTCTTGGGTGTTATCATTCTTTGTTACTTCTATTCTTAAAATGTCGTTTGTTGTGATTTCAATTCGTTGAAGGTCACTACCATAATAATCACCATTAATATACACATCAAATGTGTCCACATTACTTGTTGAAAGTAAGTTCATATTTGCGGTAAAATCAATTCGGTCATTTAAAACAGTATTACCTGAAACAAATAAAAACGGCATTTCAAACTCATCAGGATTTTCAGGATATTTGTTCCTTCTTTGTTTTCTTGTTGAAGTATCAAGTTCAATAAGTTGAGTAACTCTTTGAATTGCGGGTTTTACTTCAAACTCATCTTCGTCAATTAAATAACCTAACATGGTAAAGTCATAACTCTGAACATAATACTTTCTTGAATCCATATTCATCTGTGATTCATCCGATACGTTGTTCATAATAATTGGAACATACTGACCCTTGATAAAAGTATATGCCTGTCTTGATGAAAAAGTTTGCATTACAATTTTATTTAATTGATTCAACTCTCTCATTCTGTTACAAATGATTTTAACTTGATAATTGATATCAACAGGAACAGGTTGTGGTATTGTGTAGATATCCATACCTTGTTCGTTTCCGTTCCATGTTGGAACTGAGGCATAATAGAATTGTTTTCTATTTGGAATAGTATATTGAAGTGATGGGTTTGTACCATACTTAACTTCAGGTGTTCTAACTACAGTAATAAATGGTGGTGCGGCATTGTAATCTAAATCCACAAACTGCCAAGTTTCCAAATACTGTGTCCAGTTTTGAGTTGTAATGATTATGTCCAACATAGGAACGACTTTACCTGCGGTTACAACTTCAAGTTCTGTCTTAACAAAATCAAGCATACCCCTATCCAAATCCGCATGTAATACAGATTTTGGTAAATAGGTTCCATCTTCTTTAATATATTGTAAAAGTTCTTCTCTACGTTCAGATAAAACTTTTTTTGGTACTAAAGGTAATGTTGGTTTAACTACTGTCCTTGGTAATGGCATTTATTCTTTTACTACAAATAGTTTATTTTGTGAATTAATCATGTCAACTTCTTGAGCTCTATAAACAGGTTCTTCACTTTGTTTATAAACAAATGAATCATATCTGTATGGATTATAAGTTACAATCATATCTGATGGTGGATTCGGAATGTCATCACAAGGATATTCACAATAATCTAATAATTTTCCAATCACAAATGCGTGAACATTTTTTGACTTTTCTGAACGAACTTTTTCTTTACCACCTTTTCTAACTCTAAACTCAACGTCACCTAATTTAACATAGTCTGCATGCATAATAACTTTACTGTTGTATGTTACAGAAAATGTGTGTTTGTGTAAATTGTAATACACCATTACTTTTTTACCCAAAAATAAATTATCGAATTGTGATTCAGTTATTATTACTTGCATTAGATTCCTTTAAATTCATTTTCACTTACCCATGTTGCTGTAATCGTTCTATAGAACGGTTTGTATCCACCATAAGTGTGTTTATTATCAGACCTAACATATCCGTCATCACTAACTGAATAATATCTAACTCTGTCTTCAGTTTCATAATATCCAATATAATCACCCATGAATATTTCAACTTCCAAGTCATCAAGTTGTTTTTGATAAATTGAAAATTTCATACTTCCTGGCTCTTGAATCTCAACTCTTGAATTACCATAAAATTTATTGGTCGGAGCCATAACTTGAACCAATCCTTTTAATTCGACAGGTGCCATAAATTGTACCCCATCTTCAACCACTTCACCGTATACATTGTCTTTCTTTGTTTTATAACGGTCAATACGATACAATACGATTGTGAAGTTCATATCACCCTCGAGCCATTCTTGACCCATACCAATATCAAGGTCAAAATCTTCACCACCGAAGAATTTACCCAATCTTGTAATTGGTACCAATTTTTCTGACGTTTGTTTCATATATTGATAAATACTTAAACTTTTACTATATTTAGTTTATAATTTAGTAATTTAAATGAGTGATGTTAGTTTAGAGTCAAAAGCGATGTCAATTCTTGAATCCTATGAGGGTGGCAACAACTATATTTTGGAATTAAAACGTAAATCACAAATCAATAAAAAGTTTTATCCGACACGAAGTCAATCAGATTACATTATCAATTTCCACAACAAACAACCAAAGGTTGCTAAGAAGTGGGTTATACTTGACGCTTAC